CCCAGCCTTTTTCAAATTTAATAATATAATATCCTGCACAATATAAACTTTTAGATTTAGGACTTTTTGTAAACAATGGAAGTTTATTTTTTACATCAAACAAAGGATTATGAGGAACACAACTGGTATCGTAACCGTGCACCTCTTTGTTTGTAATTTCTGTAATTTCAAGTTTGGACCAATCAATTTTACCAAATGATTTTTCTATTTGTTGAGCATTTTTTACAAACCTAGTACCTTCTTTGTCACTTAGAATGTATTTGTCATCGGAAAGTGAAAGTGTAGCTATCTTTACTCCACTATCTTCTAAAATCCAAAATTTACCATCTAATATTTCTTTTGCTTTTATTGTCATTGTACATACCTCGCTTGTAATGGTTCCGCATATAATTGAGCGTTTTCACTAACACGTTGTAAATCCCATGTTGCACAGAATTTCATTAGACGTAGTCCAACTTGCGAAATTTGTTTTGCTTTTACATTTTTAATTGTTTGATTTATAGTTGCTCTAATTTCTTCAGGTTGTGCAGTTAGATCACATAGCACAACATTACGATTATAATCTTCAAGCACACGATGCTCTTTGCCGTTGTGATCTACCCAACGTTGTAACATAAGGTTATTCCAATTATAACCTTTTGTGCCTTTGTCATCAAAAGCCTCTAACAAACCTACTTTGTTCTTTGTACCTTTCTTACGCACACCAGGATATGCACTGAATACATTATCACTTGTATCACCACGCATACACTTCTCAAACAACTGCCACTCTGGGTTAGGTGCAGGCTTAGGTTCACCTGTTTTTTTGTCAATTACAGGTTTGCCTTTGTCTGTAAAGTAACCTTCATGTGTAATTACAGTGTTTGTGACACCATTGTACTGACGTACATTATGTGCAACTAATTGTGCAAAGTCACCATCTGTACTAATAATTGCATGATTATCATTAGGGTGTGCTTGTACCCAACCTGCAATTAAATCATCTGCCTCAAGTTGCGGGTGATGAAGCACAGTACAATTAGTCTTGTCTGTAACAAAATCTTTAAAATGATCAAACGCTTCCCAGAACAGTTTATCCTCTTCTGACTCTTTGACAGTCATCTTGTCACGAGTTTCTTGTCGGTTACGCTTGTATGGTTCATAGTAGTCCTTACGCCAACTACGTCCTTCTAAACAAAACACAACATGGGTACCGTCAAAATCCTGCCATGCCTTCTTTATACTATTAAGTGTAATATGAAAAGCCATGCCAAGTTTTGTATCAGCGTCTCCTCTGATAACGTGTCTTGCACGAAAGAATGTATTTGCAGTGTCTACTAGTATATAGGTCATTAACTTACCTCTGATTTATCTTTGTCTATAGGTTTAACATTAATATAACCCATTTCACGCTCTTTGTCAAGACCGTCTTCCTCCAAAATTTGCATTGCTATTGTTTTAAACCAACCATTAACAATATCTTCATTAGTTTCACCTGAATATCCTGCATCAAGTAACTCTTCAATAAATTGATTATTCCAATCTAGTTCAAAGAAACCATTTTTTATGTTTTCTGGATTGACTTGTGTGTCAAGTACGCCTACCCAAGGTTTTCCTGCACGAGTAGCATCTTCTTTTTCACGTTGCAATATTGCTCTACGTTCTTCTTCTACTGTCTTTTCTACTGGTTTTTGGGTGATCTTAGGCTGTATGCCCAATGCTTGTTTTAATTTATCCCAGTTCATATTAGTCCTTTCTCTCTTAGCTCTTCATCTAAGTTCTTTTGAATAGGAGCCTTCATTGCCTTTTTATGTTGTTTGTTTTTGTATTCCACAACTTCCTCAAGTTCCCCAGGCATTTCCGAATAAGCTGATGTGGAGTCTCGGTGTGAAGCGCCAACCTCGCTCCATACATGCTTCGGCCACTTCTTTAACATTGAGGTTATACTCTTCCGAACGTCCGCCAAGCGGCATAAGATATACCGGACATTGTACCCCGGCAGTTCTGTAAGCCTCCACAGCTCTTGTGACTTCTTCAAAATCATCTTGACTAGCGACAACAAACTTAAGGTAAATGTCACTACCGTCAACAAGGCTATACTCACGAGCAACATCAGGCAGTATAGCAGTTTCCCAAGGTTCTCCTGAAACTGAAAGTTTTGGGGAACAACTCCAAGTGACTTCAAATCTGTCTTGATCTGCAAGATAGTTGAAGAAATCCTCGTGTAATTTTTGTGTAGTGTTTGTTTCAAATGTAACATTTTTTAGGTCCTGCATACGTGGATGTTCGAACAAGTCGATATAGAGCTTTTGCCACGCTAACAAAGGCTCACCACCTGTCATGATCAAGTGTATGTCTTGTCCATTATCTTGTGTCCACTTACCGTTTGGAGTAAGAGACAGCAAATGTTCAACTACTTCGTCAACTTCTGCTAGTTTATTGAAGTGTTTAAACTCCGGATAGATACTTGCATATGTATCACATCCTGTGTGAATGATCGGCAAGTCTTCAAATTTTTCTGTTGTCTCGTGAACTCCTGCATCAATCAATGATTTAACTTCTGCATTGTGTTTTTTTCCTGCTTTATGTTGTTCCCAACGATCACGTTTTTCATCTGTACCAAAGTTCATGCAACGAAAGTTACAACCGAATGTGCGTAGGAACACACTTGGTACTCCTACAAACTTGCCTTCACCTTGTACACTGTAAAATGCTTCTGAATATCTAAGTTTCATATTATTTCCCACACGCAAATTCTTGTTGTAATTTAATATTATCCATGAATTCTTTTTTAGTACCCATGTCATCATTAAATGCACCACGTAGTACAGTTGTCTGTGTTAAACTACTGTGAGCACCAATACCTCTGTTTTCACAACAACCATGTGTCGCTTGTAAGTATACGCCTACATTAGAACTACCAGTTGCTTTTTGTATTTCATTAGCAATAACATTATTAAGTTCTTCTTGTAGTGTACCACGTCTAGCACACCATTGTGCAATACGTGTATACTTAGAAAGTCCTATTAGTGTGTTTGCGGCAATGATACCAATGTATGCTACACCATTTACTGGTTGGTGATGATGCGAACATATGCTTTTTATTTCACTTCGCACTACCAACATGCCTTTGTAACCATCATCTACATGATTAGGAAAAGCAGTAGCATTAGGCATTGGATCATATCTCCCTGCCATTATCTCATTGAAATACATTTTAGCCAGACGTCTACTAGTGTCCATACTGTTTGGATCATTATGTCTGTCAATTAAAAGTTTATCTAGCACATTTTCAAATGCTAGAGTAGCTTCTTCAATTAATTCTTCTTTATCACCTTTTTGTAATACTTCAGAAATATTGTCGCCCGCCCAGTAGCGTATACCAGCATCTTGTAGACGGGCTTTAATTTGTTCACTTTTACTCAATATTTGTCTCCGAGTTATAGACGAGGATGTCTCTCATCATTATGTTATAGTATATGATATATTTAGGTTTTTGTCAAGCATTATATTAGAAATACTTTTCAAGAACTTCCAATTGATCATGATATTCTGCAATAACTTTAAGTTCTTTTTCAATTGCGTCCAAAATGTCTGGATGCTCACCTACTCCTGCTGAATTTTTCAAATACACTTCTACGTTCATTGTGTGTTTAGCAATGTGTCCTTTTGCGTGTTCTTTGATTGCTTCAATCATATTGTCTCTATTATATTCTTTAGCCATTTTCTTCTCCTTTTGTATAGTTACCTTTTTCCGGTATGACATGACGAATTCCGCCACGGGGGTCTTCCATATCGCCTTTGCGCCTAGGAATAAGGTGAACATGTGGATACATTACAGTTTGTCCTGCCGCTTCACCTACATTCTGTCCTATGTTGAACGCATCACAATATCCTCGATCAACCCAATCGTAGCCCCATTTGTATGCGGCTTCGAAACACTTACTTAAATCCTGCCATGTTTGTTCTTTAGGAACAAAAAGAAGATGTCCTTCTGTAACAGGATAACCGTCTTTATATACTGTAAAGTCTTTTGTATCTATTAATACGTCAGTCCACGGTTTCATAAAATTCTTCCTTTACATATCTTTTAAGTTCATGATCTCCTATGTTTTCAGGAACTTTTTTCTTATAAAACAGTTCATAACTGTCACTACCATATTTGCCAATACCATATAGTTGTGTAGCATCTTCACCATCCCAAGTTAAATAGTCTTTACTCATCTGGCGCAAACGTTTTTCACGAACATTAACCATACCTAACGGTTTGATAATACGTTTAATTGTGTCTGGGGTAGTATTTAGCAAGTGAATTGGTGTAGGACAAACCATAAAAAGTGTAGGTAACACTGCTTTGACCTGTTTACGATTTGTTTGATTTAAACAAATAACACCAACCATATGTTGCCATTTGTTTTCAACTTGTTGTTGTACCATTAAATCATCACGCATATTGACCTACATTTTCCCACGGGTAAACAAGCCAAACATTTTCTTCTTCTTTGTTTACTTCGTCACAATAGTATGTTACATCGTTACATTTGCTTGAAAAATTTTCTGTAAGTACAGCAAACTTTACGTTGTTACCCCATACACGATCCCATGCTTCGTGCCCAGGCAAACAACCTGCTTGCCAATCTTCTTTGATCCAATTGAATGTAGCACCTGTATCATTTATGTCGTCTACAATAAGAATATTTTTTCCTTGTCCACCTGAATCTTGATTAGGATAACCAAAGGCGTCTTCAGCCATCCAACAGTTGCTTTCTTGATGGCTATCACCGTCACGTAGTGCTACCTTGAGTGCTTCACAACGAATACCAGTCATGTTTGAAATAATAGTTGCAGGTACATTACCACCACGTGTGATACCAACAATATAATCTGGACGCCAGTTGTCCATGTACATTTGATTTACAATACTAACACACATACGTTCTATGTCTTGCCAACTATAGAATTTCTTTTTAATCATTTGCTTTTTGCTCCTTGTGCAAGATATTCTTCATTATGAATCCATCTATAACCTTCGTACTTTACCCAACGTACAAATCCCCATTCTTTTTGTTTACGCCCCATAAAGAACAAACTAGTACACGGGATTTCATTTCCGTCTTTGTCCTTTGCAAGTTCTAACCAATGTAAGTCGTCAGCACTTCTAAATCTAATACTACCTGGCCCACGCCAAACTCTTGTAGATCCGCATATATGTCCTTCTTGTGCAAAAAGAGGAATATGTTCCCAATACCCGCCTTTGATAATAATTGCACCCCAACTCCACGGATGATCATGCAGTGTAGGTTCATCACTTACAAGAACTTTATGTAGTGTAATGTTAAAAGGAAAGTTCTTGCGTTCTTTTAAAAATAGATAATAACGGATAAGGTATGGAACCTTTCCGTCTCTGTCTGTAATTACTCGACGCCTGCCGAGTTTGTCCATTAATTTAGAAAGAAAGTTCATCTTCATTATTTGCCTCATAATCATCCTTCATTAAATTATACATTTGCCTAAATTTTTCAAACTCTTTTTGAAACGCAGGATACTGTTCACACATTCCTTTGATCTTAGAAATACTGGGCATAGTATCTTCAAATTCTTCAAAAGTTGTGTTAAATGTATGTTCTGATCCTGTATCTGTTAAATAGTCTGTGTCCAGTGTGTCCAAAGTAATTGAGGTAGTAGTTGCACCATTCCATAGATTGTCACTTGTATAAACTCCAGTTGAATAGTCGTCACCGCTGATGTTTACAGTAAATTCTTTATTTGAATCAGCTAAATCTAAATCAAATGTTAATTGTTCAGCTTCTTTATTGTCTGACATTTTTGAGAACCTCATATAATGCTGCTCCACTAAAAAATTCTTTGTTTAGTTTGTTACGTTGTTTTTCTAAACTTACTAGATAGTCGTCATAGCTATTCATATATTCTAATATGCGTCCTACTACTTCTGACCTGTATTTTCTATAACTAGCAAAGTCTTCTGTCCACTTACTTGGATATTTAAATTCAGGTAATGCCATTTCTGAATAACTTAATCTATCTGGAACCATAGGAATAGCATTTACTAAAGCACCTTCATACCAACTAATACCAAGTGTTTCTTGTAGGTTAGCACTAAACACAAGTTTTGCTTCACCTAGCAGATTATGATATTCATTTTTGCTTAGTTGTCGATCTTGACACACAACAAACTCGTACTCAGGGAGTCTTTCTGCTAAGTCTTGGAATATATCAACTTGTTTTTCCGGAGCAATACGATGAGGAAAAAGTATGATGTCTTTCTTCTCCATATTCTTATAGCTGTCCAAACTATTTTTTAGATACTCCATTGGCCAACCAACACGTTTCATTTTGTTTTGATCAACAATTCCCATATCTAATGCAAACGTTTCTGCAAACAAATCCCAATGAAATTCACTTGCAAAAAAGTTATCATCATAACATTCAAACATACTATACTCTGCGTGACGTACCCAAGGCTTGTTACCAATTAATCTTCCCAAGAAATCCTGTGGGTCATAACTACCAGCATGCCACAAGCCACCAATGCGAATGTTAACACCCAATAGCTCTGCCATGTAACGTAGTTGTATAACTGTAGGATTCCAGGCATCGGTATACAAAAAATAGTCGCCAGTTTTGACTTTCCCTTCACAGAACATCTCTCCTATTTTTTCTAACTGTTTACTTTTATAAACGTTTGTACCGCCGAAGTTAAGAAATGCCCCAGGCGTAGTAGCCTGAGGTGTCTCTCCTCCACTGATAACAGTGACTTCGCTATTAGTAGCACGTTGTAACTGCTTAGGAAGATGTTCCTTCCACTGCTTAGTGTAACGTGTGTCTACTGCTTCAATGTCAACTATATAAATCATTTTTTAAACTTTCGACGTTTATTATTATTACGTGGTCTTACTCTACCTGTTTTTTTCCAACCTTGGTAGGCTTCCCACACATTATCACCTTTTTTATAAAGGTTTTTTTCGTTAAAAACAAAACCTTCAAATCTGCAAAATTCTTTGAATGATTCAAGATCTGCAAAGATCCTTTCATATGCTGCACGATTGAATTCGATAGACATTGTCATTGATTCCTTATACATTTTTAGGATTTGGATAAAAGATTGAACAGCCATTTTCGCCATCTTCGGCGACATCAATTTCAACAAAGCGGCCTGGGTACTTTGCAGAAATTTTTTCATACAATTCGTCAGCGATCATTTCACACGATTTGTAATCTAAAAGGAGCACTTCAGAGTCGGTTGCGCTCTGTTTTTCATTTCCTTGAGTATTGTTTCCTGTATCGGCTCCTGAGTAGAGTCTTTCGAGCCAGCGTTTGAATTGGATGAATTCGATATCTCTATCGTCGTGGAACACTTCGATTCGCACCCGGAAATGAAAAATATGGCGGTGAGGATAACCAAGAAACGAAACATCGTCCCAATCACCTGTTGCCAATTTCGGATCATCTAATGCTGCCGGATACTTATGTATCCCCTCCTTACGAAAAGTTACCCATATTGATCTATTTACCTTATTATTCATATAATTTACCTTATCTTCTTTACGCATCATTCTCAACATACCTTCATAGTAACGTTCTTGTTTCATTAAAATATACTACCTTTCAATGGGTTTGTCAAGCCCATATTCGTTCCAATTTGTAAATTTATCACTATTCATTAGATTGTGTAGACTGTGGCTCCATACACCTGGATTAGTTGCACGAAAGTCTTTGTCATCAATTTTTACCATTGTGTTGTAATTCCATAGTTTAGCATAAGGAATTGGAACACGGATCTGTGGAATAAAATTATTATTCTCTACTAAAGGGCCTTCCAAAAAGCCTTCAGCAGCATCAAGTGGAATATCAAGGCTCACAATATAACCTTTGTCAAGCACAGGATTAATCATCTGTTCCCAATCTTCCCAGTCGTCTTGTACATGTGGCTTATAGGAATGATTTGCACCAAAGAATATGTGTTTACAGTTGTTTTCTTCTGCCATTTCTATAATAGTATCTGGATGTTCAAAACCTACAATGAACAAAGTCTGCATACCATGTGCAGGAGTCTTTTCAACTTCTAAACCTACAAAATAGCGTACATC